CATATAATCAAGATGAAAGCATGAGAAAGATGAGGGCATTAAAAGAAGGATCACTTGTTACAACTATAGAAAATCGGGGCACACTTGGTACATCAGTTTCTAATAATATTGATTTATCCACTAACCCATATTTCAAACCTGAATTAACTGCAACTGCTGATTGGAGTGATGCTGATTTTGTAACTGCTAAAATTACTATCCCAATACACGCAGGACTTTTTGCTGATGGTGGAAATAAGATATTCCCAGTTATGATGACTGGATCAGGAGGAGGATCAGGTTTGATTGTAGAGGTAGATATTGAAGACCCTGCAAGAATTATTAAACAGTTAGATAGTGTAAACAGACACCGCAGAATGAAACAGAACCCAGTATTTCATGGTATTACTGATGCTGGTGGTGCTTTAACTATTGCTAATGCTACTGACCGCACAGAAATATTCCTTGCTAAATCTAATAATATGACAAGTGTAGCAAATGTACCATTTGTGAAGGGTGAAAAAGTTGGTATATGTTCAGCAACTGATCCTAATAGTGAATGTGCTTTAACTGTATCTGGTGCACAAGGTTACCCAGCAATTACAGATATTACTGTTGATGGTGGATATGTTAAACTTACATTAGAAACTTTCCAAAATAGTGATAGTGGTGATGGTGTACAAGCAACTTCAAACAACTTTATATTATTTAGTGCTGCTATTGATACTAAGCGAACACAGAATGATGATAATACTACTGAATTAGTTGCTAAAACTACAAGTTATGCTGCCACTATGCAATTATCTAATGTTGAACTTGTAATTCAGCAAGTTGGTGTTGATCCTAGATATGAAGCAGGAATGATGAAGAAAATGAGAGATGGTGGAAGTATTGAAATTGATATTCCAAGTTGCACTAACTACAAACATTCACTATTATCATCTAATAGAAATGCTACTGTAAATCTTGCTGTTTCTAATACAAGAGCAAAATCACTTTTAGTTCAACCAGTAGATGCTAGTGTTTATGATACTGCTGATTTAATTGGTGGATTAAATACTACTTATGAAGAGGAAACTACAACTATGGATGGAAGGTTACATAGTATTAAGAGTGGTCAAGTAGGTATTATTGATCAGTTAAGTGAATGGCAAATGGTATTGGATGATAAATTAACACCATCTAGACCTATTAGTGTATCTAAGATTAATAAAGGTGTTAGTATTTCAGCACAACCACTAATGCTTTTAGAACAAGCACTTAATCAAGCAGGAATAGTAGCAAGGTCATTTGTTGATTACAATAGGAACTTTGTTATTGGTAAAGCATATGCATTAAATGATGGTGTTGCTAATCTTAATAATAAATCCAATCAACTTCAATTATTCTATAATCAAAAATCTGTTGCTGGTGTAGATAGACCACCTACAAAAGATAAATTACTTTATTGCTGGATTTTCCACCTTCGCAGAATTAGTATTAAGGGTGATAGTGTTAGTGTTACTTTATAATTTTAATAATTTAATAATTTAATAATTTTGGAGGACTTGATATTTATATTTATTATAATATAAATGGAAATAGAAAGCAAAGCATCCCATAGGGAAAAATTAGATATTATAAATATTATTGAAGTTCAAGAAATAAGAAAGTTGTTAATCAATCATCCAGATTTACTAAGTATGTTTGAAATATTAATAGTTATGTGTAATAATAGATTAGAAGAACAAGAACAAGAATAATAATAATAATAATTTTCTATGTAATTTTTTAATTTTTTTATATTTAAATTTTTATATATGTTATAATATAAAAATGTCTGTTTCCAAAAAATACCTTTCCATACAACCAAATAATGTCCCAGGAACTGGTAAAGTATCCCATGCAAGAGGTAATCCTATTCTTACTATTACACTAGGTCGCCAAGATGCTCTTTTAGATTTATCTACTCTTAGGTTAAATGGTGATCTTAATATTTGGCGTGATGCTGCTGGTACACTTCATCCAACTGATGCTGCTGCTACTGAATTAAGGGGTTCACATAAACTAGGTGTATATTCTATGATAGATCAACTAGTTTTCCGCCATGCTGAAACAAAACAAGTAATTGAACATGTAAGACACTATGGTAGATTTATGGCATCTTATATGCCAGTTATGGCAGGAATGCAAGATGTTGCTGGACACCTTAGTGAAAGTGCTTTAATCTATCCTAACTATCAAGCATATCGCGATAGTGTTATTCGCAATACTAGGGCATCACCATTTAGTGTAGCATTACCATCTGGACTTACCTTAGGTGGTGCTAAACTACCATTAGATAAAGTCCCCTTAGAAATTGAAATTCATTTAGCACCAGATAGTCAAGTATTTTATTCTAGTGATGCTACAACAACTAATATTTCATCAGCATTTTATGAATGGTCTGGTCTTGAAGTATCTTGTGAAGTTGAATATGGTGTACAAACACCTAATAGTGGTGCATTAGTATTTAATTCACTTACTTCATACTTTTCAACACTTGAAAGCACTAATAGTATTATTAATTTCAATCTTGGATTATCTAAGGTTCTTGGAGCATTTGTAAATTTTGTTCCATCATCATTTATTAATAATTTATCACAAGATGGTTTCCTTACTTATATGCCAACTAAAGCAGCAGATGGTGTTGGAACTGGTGGTGGACAAGTTGCTGATTTAGAAACTATTAGTTTCTTAAGGAATGGTGAGCGATTTCCTAAATCTTTTGAAGTCCAAAGTGTTTATAATACTAATAACACTACTCCAGTTGTTGATAGTCAAGTTATTAAAGATTTCTTGAATGCTATTATTCCAGAAAAAATGCACACTAGAACTACTGCTTCTCCTCTTAATACTAACCGCAACTTTACTGGTAATCAAAATGCTACAACTGGATACAGATTTATTCCTGATACTGGTGCTGTTTATGGTGTTGGTCAGTTATATGATATGTTAGATAGTGAAGGTGTTGATTTCTCTAGTGCACAGTTCTCTATTCAAATGACAAATGGTTTAGATGATGGCAATCCTGTATCTGCTTATTTATTTATTAAATCTAAAGTAGTTGTTGTATGGGATGCTGAAAAGGGTGTGCAGATTGTTTCTTAATTAAATAATTTTCTATGTAATATATTTTTTTTTATTATTTAATTTAAATATTTATATATATATAATATATAAAAATGACTGATGTTAAAGATGCTGAAGTTTCAAGTGATCGCATTCCAGACCTAATTAAGATTGGTGCTATTCCATCTTCTTATGGACAAATGTTACATACTGATGTAATTGATCCAGTAACCTTTTCACAAGAAAGGTGTAGGTTTACCTTACAGCGAGTTGCTGGTTTTCTCCATAGTGATAGTAAAATTACTCTTGGTGTAACACCATTAACTACTAGTACTGCTTTCTATCCACTTAATATTGGTGTATCTAATCTTATCCAATCTGCACAATTACTTATTGGAAATCAAGTTGTCTGCTCTGTAGATGATTATAGTCATTTCCACCAGTATCAATCTATGTTTATAACAAATGAAAATAATGTAGAAAGGGAACAATTTTTAAGTCAGCGGTGTATTAATCACCAACCTATTTATGATGACAGAACTGCTGATACAGTTGATAAACCACCTAACTCTGCTAAAAAGGTTGGATTATCAACTGGTAGAAATCCAGTAGTTGCTGCTGCTGGTGGTGTTGGAACATTCCAACTATTACCATTCCAGCATCATGATGCTACAAGTGCTCAAACTATTGCTGATGCTCCAGTATATTCAGTATATCTTAGTGATCTATTTCCATTCCTCAAGTTCAATATGCTACCTTGCCAGTTATTAGATCAAGAAGTACATATTGATTTAACATTTACTGATAAAGTAAGTTCATTAAATGCTGCTAATCTATCTCGCAGAATGTGTGTTGCAAATAGTGATGCTGCAAGTAATCAAGTTGAATATGATATTGACCAAAGTGAAGTTAAACTTATCTATGATAGTATTACATATGATGGTGATATTATGCAGAAATATGCACAGCAAAATCCTAAACTTACATTCCAGTATGTAGATTACCGCCTTGCTAAAAGAACTGGAGACCAAGATGCTTTTAGTGATCTTAAATTACAACTTGGTGGAAATGGTCGCCTTGTATCTAAGGTATTCTTTGCTTTACAAAGTAATGAAAACTTTACACCAGTATCTTTACTTAATGGTGTAACTGCTAAAGATAGTGTTGTAGCACAGAACCTTGCTGTTAATTTACTATATAATGATTTATTTGAATTTAATGTTGATAGGTCTAATCCAGCACTATTATTCCATACTACACAGCAAGCAGAAGGTATGGTTCCTATGATTACTAGGGATGAATGGAAAACTAGTGGTGTATCAGCACTTACTACTGAAACATTTGAAGGACATGCACAAAATAGTGGTGCTGTTGGACTTGGTGGATTATTCAATTGGACTGCTATTAAACCTAATAAAGGTCAAAGGGTTAATAATAAGGGTATGGATCTTACTTACAAAAATCCTGGTCTTGGTGCTGAAACTTACACCCTTAGGGTCTATCTTGAATTGCTTAAGGTTCTTACTATTGAAAATGGAATGGCAAATTGTTATTTTGCATAATTTAATAATTAATAATTTTGGAGGACTTCATATTTTTTTTTATAAATATTTTAAAATATAAATCATACATATTAATAAATGTATTGGTTTTTAAATTGGTTAAGTTTTTATAAAATAGATAAAGAAAAAGATATTGAAATACTAAGGTTAAAAGCACAAATACAAAAGTATGAAGGTATGATAAGTGCTATAAAACATAGTATTGATTGTAAATGTGATTAAATTATTTTTTTAATTTAAAAATAAAATCTAATATTATATTATAAATATGTCAATTATAGTAAAAAATCCAGTTGAAGATATTGCTAAAGCAAGACCTAATATTAAATCTAATACTATAAAGCAGTATGAGATTAATTTAAAAAAGTTAAAAAAGTTATTTGATAGTGAAGATTATGACTTTTTAAAAAAACCTAAAGATGTAATGGATAAAATAGCAGACATTAAATATTTAAGTCAAAGGAATATATTAAATGCTATTATTGTATTATTAATGGCATTAAATCATGATGAAAAATATGATGATCTTATAAAACAATATGGTGAACAAAGAGATAAGTTAAATACACAATATGAAACAGAAAATAAAACTGGTGAATTTATAAGTGAAAAACAAAATCAAAACTTTGCTGATAGTGATGAAATACAAGGTATGATACAAAGTATGGAACAAAAATTAAAACCATTAAAAAAAACTGATTATGATAAATGGGCAAAAAAAGATAAAGCACTATTACAAGCATATACTATATTTACTATATATCATAAGATGCCTATGCGAAATGATGTAGCAGGAATGATTGCAATAAATAAAAGGGATTATAATAAGTTAAGTGATACAGAAAAAAAGGAAAACAATTATTTAGTTGTATCAAAAGACAAAATGTTTTTTGTACTAAATAAATATAAAACAAGTAAGAAATATGAAGAATTAGATTTACCTATTGATGATCCAAATATTAAGAAAGCATTAAGATATTTTATTAAAGTAAATGGCATGGGTGTATTGTTTAAAACTGGAACTGGTAAACCATTAACAAGAATTGAATTATCTAAGTTATTATCAAAATACAGCAAGGAATATTTAAATAAATCAGTATCAACAACACTATTAAGGAAATCATATTTAACTGGTAAATATGGTGATATGAAAAAGGAAATGCAGAAAGATAGTAAAGTATTAGGACATGATGTTGCTAATGTTGGTATGAATGTTTATGTTAAAGAAAATGCTAAAAAGGATGAATAAGTTTAAAATACATAAATAATATATTTCTATAATTTAAAATGCAAAATCCTTTTCATAGTAAAAATGAAAAATATAAGTATAATGGATATAGATATGCTATAATGGTTAAAAGTTTAGATCATGATAAAGCAGTAGAATATGGTAATTTAGATAATACATATGATAGAAAGAAATATTTAAATGAACCACCAGTTAATAGAAAACCAAATAATATAGATACTAAAACTTATTTAGATTTAGAATATCCAACATATGATAAAGAAGGTATAATAAGTATAGATGATTATTATGTATATTATAAAGATAAAGTATGGTCAAAAAGTTTTGATAAATATTTAAGTGTATTAAGTACAAGTAAATCAAAATATGTAATGATAAGAGACCCAGTTAGTAGAAAACATAGAAGACACATATTAGAGGAATATTAAGTCCTTAATTAAATCAAACTTTTCATTATTATCTAAGTTTTTATTATTAATAACATCAATAATTCTAAATGAATTTTCAACATTAATTTCAAATGTTTCTTTAACTGCTCTATGAAATGCTTTATCATGATTATGACCTACACCACATTTATAAAAAATGTATTGTTGTTTAAAAGTATCTGGTAGAAACTTAAGATAGTTTTTAAGATCATCATCAATATCAAGTGTATCAATTTTTCTTTCAAGGGGGTTTCCAAGTTTTTTATTATTATCCATTTATATATCTAAGATTATTCTTTTTTTTAAATAATATTAAAATATTATATTATTTCTTTTGTAATATTTTTAATCCTTTATTTTTACCTACTTCAGGTATATTATATTTGCTTAATTCACCCTCAAACCATTTTTCTAATAATTTTGGATCTCTTAATTCACCTATTTTTTTTCCAAATCCATCTCTTATATTTAATCCATCCCAATCATATTTTTCGCCATTAACTTCTACAAAGGCAATTTTATCACCAAATTCATTATTTTTTCTAACATATTCTACCCTTTCCATATAAGTATCTTTCTTTGGTGTTGCCTTTTTAGGTGCTGGTTTTTTAGGTGCTACTTTTTTCTTTGCTAAAACTCTTTGAATTGCTGCACCTTGTTTAATACCTTCTGCTTTTATTTTATCTTCTTTTTCTTTTTTCTTTTTATCTCTTACTTTCTTTGCTT